TACTAATGTCGCTGGCATACGTTACTCCTGGTTACTTTTTGTTCAGGTGATCCATGAACGCGCTCATGTGCTGCGACTTGTCTTCAAGCCTAGCCAGAACAACATCATCCACAGTGTTCTCGGCAACAAGGTACGTTACGCGCACTTGTTTAGTCTGCCCTTGGCGGTGGATCCGCCCTTGGGCTTGTTCGTTAATGTCCTTAGACCAACACGGCTGAAAGAATAATAGATCTGCGCAGACGTGCTGTAGGCCATCCACGCCGTGGCTTAATGTGCTCTGCTGTGCCACTAAGATCTGTACTGCTCCGTCTTTAAACGCGGCGATTGATCCTTCTGAATCACTACCCCCATAGACGCAGGTGAATAGTATCTCCATCTGGGCCAGTACACGCTGTAGTTGGTCGCGCTGGTGGTTGTACTCATACAAGATGATGGCAGTACGTCCTTCTAGCTCCTCGATCCACTTGCTTGCAGCCTCGGCACGGAAGTTATCATACTCGATAACCGCCCCATCTTCGTTGAGGGCGAAGCCACTCGCCATCTGGCGTAGCTTACTCGTCATTACTGCGGCGTTAGCTGCAACGATGGCCACACTATCCAGGTCAACCAACATGTCCTTGCGCATCATGTCGTAACGCTTGAGCGTTGCGGCTGGCAGCTTAAACAAATAGTCGTCTACGATGATAGGGGCCATAAATTCTTCTTTCTTATAGTCGATGATATGGATTAGGTGCTCGACCTTCTCCAAGATCTTCGTATCCGAGCCCGCTTGTAGTGCCCAGTTGTACTGCTTGTAGTCTGTAGGGTAGAAGTATTTAGTTAAATAGCTCTGCTTTGATCTGCCCAGGGCTTGGCCACTGTCAATAATCCGACACATGGCGTACAAGTTCTCGAACGATTCAGAGACAGGCGTGGCGGTCATAGCCCAACGCGTGATGATAGTGTCGGCGGGCTTGTTCTTTAGCTTACTGGTTTGCTTGCCGGTGGCCTTACTTAGCTCGTCTATTAGGATCAGGTCGCAGCCGTGGTTTAGCGCCAATAACGAGTTAAGGTTATTAAGGCTAACAACAAGCACGTCTTTAGTCGTGTCCTTTACCATGGCAGCGCGTTCTGCGGGGTTACCGGTCAGTAGTGATATCTTGAGGGTGCTTTCCCACTTGGCCGCTTCTATGGGCCAGTTGTTGATTACTTTAGGGGGTGCGACTACAATGGCGCGCTTGTTGGTGCCGTAATCTAAGCGGGCTTGTATGGCAGACAGGGCGACTGCGGTTTTACCCGTGCCGGTGGGGGCAATCAGAATAGCGTGATGGTTTCCCCATAGGTGGTCGATGGCTAGACTTTGGTTAGCGGTTAACACCAGGTCAGAAGTGGGTTCTTCTACGGGTAGTTCGGCGAACAACCTAGCCGCTGTGGGATGAAGTGCTACATTATCCATAGTTTGCAAACTCCTTATGGTATTTATCTGCTGCGGTACAATATGCTGCGTGGGCTTCTTTAGGTGTTCTGAACGAGCCTAAATACCTTTTCATACCTTCGTGGCTTATCTGTGCCCGCCACCTATTAGCCCTATGTTCTTTACTTACCCCTTTGAACCCAGAGGTGTTACAGATCCCCCGTTTCTTATTTGCTTGGCCCTGGCCGCGAGTTGCAAGCCTCAAGTTTATTATTCTGTTGTCTGCCTTCATACTATTGATGTGGTCTATATCATGGGGTGGATCCATACCATGCACATATAACCACGCGAGCCGGTGTGCCCGATAACTAACACCATCTGCAAGAATATGTCTGTAACCTGTAGGGTGGGTGGTACCTGCGGGCTTTCCCGCCATCTTTTTTATGCCACAGTCAGGGCGCCAAGTAAACAGGCCCGTTTCAGGATTGTAGGATAGGAGGTCTTTTAGTCTGGATTGGGTTATGTATGAGCAATCACTGCGTGAACTCGGTGACGAGTTGGTCGAATTCTTCGACGGATCTGATAACGTAGACATTTGCTTTATTCCTTTTTAGTTTGTCGATCATGTGTTCTTGCAACCGGCTTAACTTACCTGTCGGTGTCTTCAGTTCTAGGAAGAGTACCGTGCCGTTTGGCAGTACACAGGTCAAGTCGGGCCAACCTCGGCTACTTGAAGAATCAACTTTAACGCAAAGAATACCTTGCTGTCTAGCTTTTTGTGTAATTTTTTGTTGAATAATTGATTCACGCATACTATACTCTCTCTAAATCAAACCAAACAGGAGGCTACCATGCCTGAAGTTAAAATCAAACTCAAGAAAAAGAATATGAAACGGTCTTCCATCTATATCCCGGACAGCTTGATGTACCAAGTCGAGGACATTGCCGCGAAGAACGATATTTCTGTTAATAGTACCATCGTGCAGTTGATCGAGCTGGCCCTGGATGTAGGCGAGGCGTACCAGAAGGGTATTGTTACTATTACTGATACGGGCGACTTGGATGGCCTAGACGTTGACCATGACCGGACTGAGCCAGGCGCGGGCAATCTATAATCAGAACAGGGAGAAAATAAGATGGTCAATAATAAAGAATTCCTTACGACCCTGTTCGGTGACGAATGGGGTAGAGCACACGTTACTTCGTTTCCTGATGATCCTAACGACATTACCATAGATAGGCGCGCCATCTGTTGGGCTGGTGGGTTAGCTGGCAAGGGTTTGGATAAGATGGGGGCTGGGGATAACCAATACTTTACCATCTCGCTATTCAATTTCGATGAAAAGAAAGGCAAGGCTCGCCGTGCTAAAGATCTGTTCGATGCGTGTTTTGTGATCGTGGCCGATGATGTGCGCGAGAAGTTACCCGTTGAGATGGTCGAAAAGTTACCTATACCAACGTATAAGATGCACTCGTCTGCTGGATCTGAGCAATGGGGCTGGGTATTATCTGAGCCGTGCGAGTCGCGCGATCAAGTAGATAACCTGTTAGATGGTTTGGTATCTAAAGGGCTTGCTCCGACCGGGCGTGATCCTGGTATGAAAGGCGTTACCCGGTATGTACGTTTACCAGAAGGGGTGAACAGTAAATCGTCTAGGCTGATCGAGGGCGCACCGTTTCAGTGTTATGTCTCGGAATGGAATCCCGACCTGGGCTATACGATAGAAACCCTAGCGGCGGTATTCGACATAGACCTTGGGGCTGGGCGTCATAACTTGGTGGTTGATGCTGCTGATGAGTCATCGCCATTAGTATTGGGCCATCCTATATGGCCTCACCTTACTGTTACCGGTTATGGTGACGATGGCTGGGTGCGGGTGGATTGCCCGAATGCAGATAAACATTCGTCTTCTGATGCTTCGGGTGGCGCGTTCCGTATTGCAGAAGATGGGCACGTTGAGTACCAATGCCATCACGGCGCTTGTAATGGTGACGCGTCCACCGGCAAGTTAACCGGGCCACGCATGTTGAAGCTAATCAGCAAACAAGTGGGCTTAGATATGGCCGAACTGTCTCGACTACATGTTGAGGGCGTACAAGTTGCGGGTGTTCGTGCCATGTTAGAGGCCGGTGTTGTTAGCCATAGCCCTGGGTTATTGGGCGATGCCGTGGTGCCTGGTGCTGGTGGTTCAGTAGTTTTGCGTGATCCTGCTATCGGTAGTACATGGGAAAACGACATTATCGATTATGTCTATATGGCGGCTCGGCATGAGTTCTATAACCTACGCTCTGGGGCACTGATCCCGGCGAAAGGTTTGGACTCGCTTTATTTATCAGAGTGTACAGGTTCTAAGGGGGGTTTGCCGCTTGCGTCCCGTCAGTTCTTGATGGCCATGGATAAAGAGCACTCGGTTGCTGATGGTTTGGGTTGGCTACCCACTAGCGGTGCGCGTCCTTCGCGTGATGCAGTCATCTTCAGCTCAGAAGGTCGGCGTTTGGTTAATACATGGAAAGGGTTTGCCTTAACGCCGGTGCCTGGTGATGTATCCATCTGGCTAGAACATGCAGAATACTTGTTTCCGGATCCATTCGAGCGCGGCGTGGTGATTAAATACCTAGCGGCGGTGCTGCAACGGTTAGGTGAAAAACCCACGTTTACCATCCTTAATAGGGGTACGTTACGAAATGGTAAAGACTCGTTCTTTGAGCCGATGATGAAGATATTCGGCTCGGCGGCTGGTGCTGCCAACGTAGAAGATGTGGCGTCAGGGTGGGGGGATTATGTTTTCGGCATGAAATTTATGATAATGCACGAAGCGAACATGGGCCAGCGCAAGGATACTGCCAATAACCTAAAGACTATCATCGCGCCATCTGCCAACGGTACGCGAATGCTTAACATAAAAGGAAAGGGTTTGGTGACTCAAGCTGACGTTACCGCCTACTTGATTATGACTAACCACCGGGACGCCATCGCCATAGAATCCGGCGATATGCGGTACTTTGTTGCTGATTCGTGGGTAGAACCACGCGATGCGTTGTATTACTCGCGCTTGCGTGGTTGGTTAGAGAAGGATTCCGGCTTCGCCAAGGTTATGAACTATTTGCTGGAACTGGACGTGTCCTCATTTAGTTTGCGCGAGTTGCCCAGGGTGACCGGGGGCGCGCGTGAAATGATGGAATCGGGTAAATACGATTATGAGCAGGATATAGAAGAAATGATTAATAGTGGAGAGTTTCCCTTTAATACGCCCTTTACCAAGAAAACACTCAAGGCGATTCTGCGTGATGTGGGGCATGGTCGGGTGGGTAATAATGGCATTGAGGCGGTGCTTCGTGGTGCTGGGTTTATGAAGTATAGAGGGGCTAAAAAGGTCGATGGTGTGACCCTAACCACGCCCACGTTTTACTCTAACTTGTTGCCCCTAGATGCCAGTAATAAGGAAGCGTTTGACGAATATACCGAGTTCCATTTAAGTTAACCTTTTGTAACTTTGGCCGGTTTGTGGTCAGGTTACAAAGTTACAAAAAAATAAAACCCAAATCAAAACCGTTTCATTTTTATATATGAGCGGTTTTTTGCGTTTTAGTTACAGTAAAGAGAGGTTACAATTAAAGTTACAAAGTTTATTTAGTGTTTTTGTAACCAAAGAATCCTTTATATGACTGGTTTTCCTTTAATAGTTACAAAGTTACAATAATATATATATAAATAAGTATAGTAATAATAATAAATATATATTATTTATTTTTTTTTATTTATATAGTTCTGGTTGGGTAGGGGGTTTTTTTGTGTAACTTTGTAACCGCCTGTTTTTGGCAAAGGTTTGGTAGCTCCAAAAAGCCCGCCTATGGTTAGCTTATTTCAGACATAGTAAGCCCTAGATCCTTCGCTAATAATGCGTCCTCGATCAATCGTCGGCGCGTGGTCTTCTGTTTACTTTGTTTGGCGGCTTCACGTTTTGATTTTTCGCTCAAGGCTTCAACTTGTGCCGGTGTGAAAATAACGTTCTGGTATTCTTCGTTTATTATGATATTTCGCATTATAGAGCCCTTAAAAAAGCCCGTGGTGGGCTTTAGGTTGTAAAGGTATACCATAGCATACCTTTTATGTAACGCCCTTAGATGGGCATACAGCGTTTATAACTCTACGCCATCAAGACACGCTTTGAACTTGCGGATATTGGCACAAGCGCCCAACGCGTTTAATCTGCTACGCGTTGTTGGTGTGGGCCATAGTGCGAAGGTTTTCCGGTTCGGTTCTAGCGTGTCCGTGTCGTGATGGTATAGGGCGATATGATTGCCGTGTAAAAATATACTGCTTATATTCTTACCCGCTAGGAATGTTACGAGCGTATTATCTTTTGACCATTCGCTCTTATTGTGTACTGCGTCAAGCATTTGCTTTTCAATTAATCTCATAATTTCACCCCATTAATATAGCCGTGTAATGTGTTTTCTAAATGCCAATACTCAGCACTATCAAAATCTATTTGGTTTAGATTGCCGTCCTCTTCCTGGTGGTACCAGTTAAACCCAGGGTCTGTATTGATACGAATATAATATTCGTTTTCGTGCTCGTATAAGTTGCCGGTTACCGCTTGAACTTTTTTCATTTTACATTTTCCTTTTATGAATTGTTGACGCGTTCAGCCTTACCGAAGTAATACCACGCGCCACTATTTTGTAATACTTCCCCCACTATGGGCGACTTGCATAAATACCATGCTGTTCGAGTGCTTTTCTTTTCCCATACGGAACCAGCGAAACAGAATAGATCACCTAATTTTAAGTCGTTAAACGTTTCCATCTTATACGCTCCCATCTAAGTGAATTAATTTAAACGTGTCTGAACTAAAAAATGCGCTTTTGGTTACGCCGTGCTTTACTGGACGCTTTCGCCATAGCTCATAATGCGAGCCATGGTTAATGACGCCATAGTTGCGCATGGTATCGCCAAAGACTTTCATGGTAGGACGTGTGAAGAAGAACCCTTTAGGGTTGTTTAGTTCGTATTGATATTTAAGTTCTGAGCTGTTCATTTTACATTTTCCTTTTTGCTGTTTAGATTAAACCTAATACATGTACCAGGTATACTGCGCTAGTGATTGATGCGACTGCTAGAAAGGTAGTCACGACCTACACCCTGTTAGAGTGTAGGTTATGAATTTCAACCAATGCCATGATGATTACCGGGCCGAACAACACGCCTGGAACGATTGAACCGACCCAGGTAGATGTAAAGCCAAAGATCATAATGACCGAGAATAAGATGGTAAGAATGAATAAGCTGGTTAGTAGTGCTTTCATGTTGCTGTTTCCTTTTTGCTTTATTGGTCTGTTTGTCTATGTGTATTATCGTACTCTTTATGTAAAGAGTCAATACCTTTTTACATAAAGATTTAATATATCTGCGTAATGAGTAAAGCCAATAGATATAAGGGCTAGCATTAGATTAACTAATGCCAAACGAAAAGATATTAGTTAATCTAATGCGTCCTATGTTCTACGTTGTAGGCGTTATAGTAGTCCCTATCCCTCCACACACTTCCAACGTCCCAAATTCAAACGCCTGCTACGCCTGGCATGAAGTGAGCACTCACTATCGTTTATAGTCAGGCGTGACGGGCGTGTCGGGTTGGCGACCCCCGGGGCAAAAGTTTCGTCTTTGGTAATATAGGGATAGTCTATTCCCTACAGCGGAGGAAATTTCAACTTTTAGGTAAGAAAGTTCTAATATACTAAAAGAGGTCTAACGCACTCACCCAACCCGTTTTGGGGGAGTTGACAGTAGACCACAGTTGATGGTATTCACATAGTGTGCAATAATCGCGTATTGAATTTTTTCGGGGAGTAGTTTTAACCATGATCGAACTTATTTCCCTGGCAGGCGGCGCAGCAATGCGTTTTCTGTTCCAGATGATCGCGGTAAACCAGAAGAACAAGCAACAGCAGTTCAGCCAGCTAACCCAGCTTAATAAGCAGTCACAGTCCGCTATATCAGAAGCCCGTAAGGACGAGTCTGCGGGTAGTGCGCTAATCCGTAGGATGATCGTGACCACGATGTTGAGCATTATGGTGATTGCGGTGGTAGGCGGTGCCTTGTTGGATGTCCCGGTTTATGTGCCCCAGATTATTGATGATACATGGAGCTTCCTATTTTTTTCAGGGGGCCAAAAGCACACCCAATGGATCACTCTCGCTGGCGGGATTGTCTACGTTGAAGAAGTGCGAATGTTTGCAAGCGCAGTGATCGGGTACTACCTCGGTGGCGCGGTATTTAAGGAGTAAGATACATGACTAAGAACACCAAGCTACATGAGCTTAACAAGAATGAACAGGCGTTCATGGACGCGTACATGGCCCATGGTAACCACCTATTAGCGCATAAAGAGGCGGGGTATAAGCCAGCGCGTGGTAATGCCAGCAAGAAGTTAACCGAGCTACGCCGACATATTCAGGCTGAGGTTCATATCAAGATTGGGTCACACGTCCCGTGGGCCGTACAAGAGTTGGTAGGGTTAGCCCGCAG